TAGCTGGCATAACCTTTCACGGCGATAAAAGAAAAAAACGCTGGCAAGCCAAAATCAAAGCCAATGGCGTGACAAAATATCTAGGTTACTATCACACAATAGAAGAAGCCAAGGCCGCGCGGATAAGGGAAGAGTTGAAATGACCTTTGAAGAGCAATATGAAGCCTTACAGGCCGTCATCCCTGACTTGCCTAGGGACATACCAGCCTATCAGGTAAACCCGCCCCTGTGGGCTTTCTGGCGCACTGTGGAGCCATCCGCGCCAGAGCATCCAATAATGACCGAACAAGAGATTGTGCGCCGTCTCGATCTTCTTTACATGGGCGACGGCGCGTGCTAGATCGTCCCGCGTTTTCTCCCCGACTGCCCGGCCTAAAAACCGGGCGTTTTCTTTCCCTGAAAGGTAGTCTAATGGAAAATATACATAGACTAGTAAAAATATTCCGCAAAATGAGCCCCTACATGACTTCCGCACAGATGGAATTTATTCTGACGGTGGCGCTGTATCCGGGCGAGGGGACCGTGTCCTATGCAAACCGGCTGAATATAGAGAAAGCTGCTGCGTCGCATCTCATCTCGCGGCTGGGCTCGCGCGGGCGCACCTACAGCAAAGGCGTTAGAGTCGAAGGGCTGGGGCTGCTGACACAGAAACCCTCGCCAACCGACGCGAGAGCGACGCACATATATCTGAGCCCGAAAGGGGAGAAGCTCGTCCGCGATCTACTGATTGCGCTCGCGTAAGCCAAAGATTCCGCGCATCATATTCTGCGACGGCGGGGCCATGGTGTTCTGATAGAGCCCGGTCATTTCGAGATAGGGCTGCAAGTAGGACAGCAGCCGCCGCCGCATCTCTTCCTTGCGTAGATACGCGTCGACGCCCGCGCCCGTGTCGTCGAGCCCGCTATAGTCCTGCGCCTGCTGGAACGCCCGCGCACGCTCCCAAAACGCCTGCTGCTCGGGAGACTTGCCCAGAAAATCCGCGATAGGATCGCTGGACGCAGGGGCCTGCCGCATGTATTCAATCCGGCCGGAGGGCTTTGGCATGAACGCACCCGAATATGAGGAACGCCTTAAGGCGCTCCAACAGGAAGTATCAAAGGCTTACCTTGCCGGATATTCCGAAGCGCGTCAACGCGCGCAGTGGGCCATCACCGGGGCGCTGGACGAGGCCGCACGGCTGCGGCTCGCTCTCGAATCGGCGCTGGACGAGATACGGGACGAGGCCACCCGAACCCGTATTCTAAGTGCCATGCACCGCAGCAGATCAACAGATCAATTAGGTTCTGAACCATAGCCGAGCCCGTCCAGTAGCGCCCGAGCCTGCTCATGCGCGTGGCATAGCTGGTCGATCAGCTCGGACGGACACTCATCGTCCCCCGGACTGGACGCCCAGTCAAGGTAAAGTTCGACGGCCTCGGTCAGATCACCCAGATGTTTTAGGAATATTGGGTAGACGTTCAGCGAGGGAGACGACATTTTCCTTATCCTTCCCTTCGCCGGTTATTGCGGCCAGCTTACGCCGCACGTCCGACCGGTTCCAATCCGCCAGATGGGGTTTCACAAAACAATGCTTTTTCGATGGGAAGTCTGACGAGTAGCAGAGCCCCTTGTCAACCCAGCCCGTTTCCTTCAACGCATGGAACAGCGCCGGACGCACGACACGGGTCGTATTCTTCATGGTATCGTTTAGCTTATCCAAAATTGTATGCCACGGCCCGCTGATAACATCGACGTTGAACGGCGCTTCGCCCTTTTCGATCATGTGATAGACATGGCTCTCGGCGTTACTCATGCCGACATAGATCAGTTTAGTCTTGTATTCCGTCATGGGCGGGATCGCCTGCGGGTTGAATTTCGATACGTCCCGCGCGCGCAGCCAGCCGGTCACGGCCTCGAAGCCGCCCTTGTGATACCAGCCCCACATCGCCTGCGCCTCGCCCGGCGTCATCTTGGGCGCGTCGGACCACACGCAGAACCATCGCCGGTCGTCTGAATCAAGCGTGATCGGCATATCCTCATTGGTGAACGCCAGCATGAACAGCCGGTTAACCATTTGATAAGGATGCAGGCCCTTGCGGTTAATAACGAGCGTCTCCGGCGGCGCGGCGATGATCGGTTTCAGCTTGTTTGCGAGCGCACGACGATCCGCCGCATTCGGCTCTTTCAGCTCGTTAAGAACGACTATCTCCGACTCTAGCTGATAGCCCCACTGGCTCGTCAGGCTGTCGTTGTCGATCAGGCCCTTGTTCTTCTCATGCGGCCCGCACACGCTCCAGATAAAGGGGGCCCACATGGTGTCCTTGCCGCAGCCGCCCTTGCCACCATGCAGGATCGCATGGTTGATCTTTACGTCCGGGTGCTGGGCCTTATAGGCCATCACGTCCCATATATGCTCAAGCTCTTGTTCGTCGGGGACGAGCCGCCGGCAGTGATCGATCCACCGCTGCGGGTCGCCGACCGGGCCTTTGATCTCCGGCCGGGCGTCGCGCCACATGTTGCCGTAGACGAGCCCGTCTTTCGTGACCATCCAGTCCTCGCCGGCTGCGTAGGTCAGGCCGTGCAGGGCGTAAGCGCCCTTGTCTTCACGGAACGTGTCAAACCACGCCGACGCCTCGATCCGGCGCTTCTTGCCTTCAGAATTAGAGATCACGCATTCGACGCCCTTGAACAGAGCGTTGAACGCCTTGCGGCTGATCTCGCTGCATGTGTATTTGTCGAAGTAGGCGTCATCGGAGATGATATAGGCGAAGCGGTCATGCCACTCGCTGCGCGATTCGCGACCCGCCTGCTTGCGTTCGGTCTCGGCGATGATCTGCGCCGCTACGTCAGGATTGGCCTTCGTCGGCTTCAGGCTGCTGAGCGGCTTCATCGCCTCGGCGATCAGTTCCTCGCGGATCCCCGGTCGATGCTTCGGGCCGCCCTGCTCGGCCACCCACTCGCAGAAATAATTGCTGTCGAGATGTTCGCAATGGCCGTGGTAGCAACAGAACGCACGCGACTGCGGCATGTAGCGGGCTTCTAGCTGGCCGTCTGTATGCTCGGCATGGTTCGGGCACACGACGCCGCACCAGCCCTCACTGTTTACGCGCGACGTAACAAGCCCCTGCTCGTTGAGCCACGCCAGCACGTCATCGCTTCCGGTATCCGTAAGACGTAAATGATTTGCGCGGCTGCTCTCTTCGTCGGGCGTAACGCCAAGCGCGGCGCATATTTCTTCTAACGTATATTCTAGCTTCGAAAACTCTATTTCACGGCACTCGAACGCTTCGCGTCCAGGCTTGACATTTACGCTGCCCGGAAGACGACAGTTACGCACGGCGTTCGTCGCGCCCGGATCGGTGTAGCCTGCGCGTGCAATAGCTGACAGCGCGGCGCAATGCTGCTCAACCGTAGGTTGATCGCTGTAGGCATACCAATATTGGAAGTTGCCGGGGCTCGTCTCAACGATAGCGGTCGGAGCGAGTGGCGGCGTCTTCGATTTCGTCCCGATGTCGTCCAGCATCATAAACAGAACATGTGTGCAGTACGCCACGCTGGCAGACGGCTTGCCGTTCTTGAATCGGTCGATGATGAACGATCCGGTATTGATGAACCAGCTCTCGCCCTCACGGCGCTTGTGCGACGGCATGTAAGCTGGCCACGTATAGCGCGGCGTTCCGTCAGCGTGCAGCTTGCCCGTGTCGATCTGTTTGACGATCAGCGCTGTCTCGCCTTCCGGCGCGAGCGAAGTAAAGTATTCGAACAATGTCATTTGACACCCGTTTATATGTGCTTCCAGACGCGGCGCGACCGGATAGAAGAGATATGCGCGGCGGTTACGCCATATTGAGCGGCTAATTCGGCCCCTCTTTTATTGCTCGCCCGTATCTTTTTTACGTCCTGCTCATTTAGCGTTGCCGCCGGATGGCTAACCCCTCGCGGACGACGGCCATGAATTAACGTATCCGCATGGTTTTCAGCTTGTGTAGCGTAGCGCAGATTTTTCCAATAGTTGTTAGTCTTATCACCATCCGTATGCAGCACGTTCATTCCGACCGGACGCGGTCCGATAAAAGTCCGCGCTACCAAACTATGAACTGTTAGCTGTGCTCGCTTGTTGGCAGATGTCAGCGTTACATATGCATAGCCGTTAGCCTTAATGACTTGACGCAAAATGCGACCTTTTCGTATAGCCAGACCGCCGTTCTTGGCGCGGACGTGCATGTCCGCTGACTTCACGACGCCATGCAAATTAATGTCGTATCTTGGCCAGCCCGGTATAGGTTCCCAAGTCATTTTATCCCTTCCCATAGCGGCTCATTATTGTTGCCTCAACATCAAGCGGCAATCCTTTCGCCCAGAACGGCGGTGTGCACATGACGCTAATTAGATTTTGCCTTGCTTCTTCAGCTTCATCGCTATTAATTTCTTGCACAATTTCATCGTGCACCGTAAGGACAACATTGTCAAGACGGCGAAGAGCCTCACGAAGAAGGTCATGGGCGGTCGCTTGTGTGACGTTCTCACAAGCCAAGCCGGGCCATAGACGCGCACGGGGCCATTCCTTCGCATCTGCGGCGGGCTTCCATGACGCTTTAGCGTATGTAATGCCGCCATCGTCTTCAAATCGGGCGAACGGATAGCAAAGCACACGGCCTGACGGCAGGCAATACCAAAGATGCTTGCCGTCTGCGAGGTAGGTTATCTTTCCTGCGGTGAACTCTTTTCCTTTATTACGCAGCGCGCGAATGTATGCGACCTCCAGATCACGCCAGAAGGGCGGAGCCCAGTCGTTCGCCAAGCGCCAGCCGTTCACCATCTTGCGCGCCTGCGGCTCGGGCAGGTTCACACCGTAGACGCGGCCCATCGCAGCGAACGCGCCGATACCGCCGCCGAATCCGCAGGCCAGCTCCTGCACCTTCCCGATCTGACGCTGTTCCTTGTTCACGTCGTCATATGACACGTTGAATGTCTTCGCGGCGTTGACTTTGTAAACGTCCAAACCTTCACGGAAATGCTGTAGCTTCTTGTCGCCTCTGTCGGACAGCCATGGATTGACGCGGCCCTCAATAGCCGACCAGTCAGCGACGACGAGGGAAGAACCTTTGGCCGGAATCAGAGCGGGCCGCAGCATACCACGCAATACGTCTGTAACGCGCCGTCCGTATTTTGGCACGATGGCGTGGCCTCGCACCATCGCATGTCGCACGCTGGCGGGATCATCTGCGCATTTACGTGTGAAGTTGTGAACCTGCGCGCCGTAACTAGACGCGCGTCCTGTGGCGGATCCACCGGCAAAGACAAAAGCGCCTCTAACGCGACCGTCAGCGCAAGCCAGATTGCGAAGACGATTAAACTTTGCCACGCTCGACGCCCAAAGGTCATCGGCGCACTGTATGACTTCTTTAACATCGGGGGGCACCTCTTCCGGGTCATCTATAGCCAGCAGATTAGCGCGGACAGTCTTGTCAATCGACATCTTGTCCTCGCGCTGCATGAGCTTCAGCGCTTCGGGGCCAAGTCTATTTTGCACCCACAACCGCATTCGAGGACTTCGAACGCTCGTAACCTCTCCGCCCGTGATCTCGACAACCGCAGCCTCGATCTCTCGAAGCTCGTCAGCCGCATACTTGACCGCCGCGCTGCATAGATTGATGTCGACAAGAACACCACGATCATTAATGCGCTCGTTAACATGGTAGTCCTCCAGTTCCTCCGGCGTCAGTTCACGCATCGCCTGACTGGCGGCGCGCATGGTCCGCACGTCCTGCTCGCAGTATTCTATCAGCTCGGGCAGCAGCTCGGTATTGAAGGGCGGCATACAGCACTTGCGGACGAGATACGCGCCGCGATGGTCTTTACGCATCGACAGCCCGGCGAATCGGCCAACGTCTTCCAGACTACCCGGCGCACAGTTCGCCCGCGCCTGCGCAGCGGTGCAGTAGAACTGCTCCAATGGTATGTCCATGTCCAGCACATGCCAGAAGATCAGTCGCTCGAACGCGGCGTTATGCGCGCGGATCTGACCGCGCACGTCCGGCATGGGCTCACCCGGCCGCCACGTCATCACAGGCCCATCGTTGAAGGCGTAGGACATGCACAGCACGCGGGTCGACGGATGACGGGCGTAGCTATACACACCCGCCTCCGGTAGATCGCATTGGCTGGCTGTCTCGAAGTCGCACCAGAAGATCATCCCCTCTCTCCCCTCAGCGCGGCGCGGGCAGCGCGGAGGTGGACAACTCTTAGTGGCGGTTCTGCGCCAAACATTATCGGGTAGTCGTCCACATAATCGTGAAAGACATTGGCCTTGTCAGCAAAAGGTTTCAGCGCCGCCTCAAGCTCCGCGATGCGGGCGCAGTAATCCTTACTGATAGCTTCTTCTGCGATGGCGAGGGAATCGATGGCGGCGTCGAATACATCGCCCGATTGAACATTGTCGCTGGGGATGTGCGTTGACACAGCCACTACCATCTTATCAATCAGCTTCTCGCGTTCTTCGTCCGTCATCACTTATTCCCACTCAATGCGGCGCGGGCGGCGAGTATTTCTGCAACAGTTAATTGATTGCACTGTTCAATCGAATCGTGAGCGTTATGATAAGATTCTATCCAATAGTCCATGTCTGCAAGAGGCGTAAGCGCCTCCTCAAGTTCCGCGATGCGGGCATCCTTCTCCGCAATCTCCTTCGCCTGCGCTTCGAGCGCGTCGGCGGCTTCTGGGCCATCAGGGTTGAGCGGGCAGATCACCATGTTACCGAGACGCTTGGTTAGAGAGCGCAGTCGCTTTTTAAGTTCGCTGTAGTCTGTCATCTTACCATCCCTTCCAGCCGCATAGGGCGACAATGCGCCCCGGTTTGCTTTTCTTCCACTTAGGCACTTCCGGCGCGACCCGCTTGGTGTTCGCCGCGCGGACGGCCGCGATACGCTTCTCTTCGTTACGCTGACGACGCGCCTCGATTTCTTCCGGCGTCAGCTTCGCCTTCGCCCGGTCGCGCGCCTTCTGATTGTTACGCGCACGCATCGCCAGATACTTCTTGCGATACTCAGGATCCTCTGCGCAGCGCTGTTTGATCTTGGCGTAGTCGGTCATTTCAGCCCTATGCCTTGCTTCTCTTTCGCCCGCGCCAGCGCCTTACTCGCTGCGTTCGGGCTACAGCCCATCGCCTCGGCGATCTTCAGAACGATAAAACCCTTACAATGCAGCGCCCACGCCTTCGCCTCGCGTTCCGTCAACTCATCTGTGAGTTTGATACATGGGCGCGGCTTTGGCTTTGGTTTTTCTTCTGCGACAACGGGCTCAGGCGGCAGGTCAGGCCACGGCTCGTAGTCCGGCTGGCGGTCCAGCCATTGGACGCGCGGCAGCGTCAGCAGGATCTGTCTGCGTGCGAACGTGCCGTATTTCGGGTTAGATGCTTCCGTATATCGCGTGATGTATTTTGACTGCGTTTTCATCTTACTTTCCCCGGAAGAAGACGGGGGCCGAAGCCCCCGCCTCATATCAGCTACGACGACGACGCCCCGTGTCGGCCTCAGCCACTTCTTCGACCGGCCCGTTAAGGCTGATCCAATCCGTGACCTCGAACACAGGCGTAAAGACCCGTCCATAGCTCTTGTGCTGGTAATGATCGGTACCAAGTTTTACCAGTGCTACAGAGTTGTCAGGATCTTTCTCGACCTGCTCGGCGACCTTCATAGCAAGCGCGTGCATCGCCTTCTTCCCGCCGACCGCAGTCGTCGTGAAGCGTGCCTGCACGTCCTTGTCTTCGCCGCTGATACACTTCAGACTCATACCGACCTGCGGTTCCCAGCCACGCTTCGCATTCGGCGGCGGGGGTTCCAGCTCCGGCAGCTCTTCAGTGATCGGGAACATATGCTCGCCAAGCACCTCGCCCTCGCCCCACGCGATATAGCCGTGGATGAAGGACAAAGGATTGACCGCCCAGATACCGCTGCGGTCAATCTCGGTCTGGTCCGCACCGTAGACCCAGTGACCCGTCTTATCCATTTTCAGGATAACACCCGGTCCTGACGCGGCCTCGTCGGCTGTCTTACGCAACGCAGCCGCTAACGACGCGGCTGTGGGAAGGTTGGCGTTACCGAACTTTACGATATTAGTCATACTACTTCACCTCTATTTTAGAGAAGGCCCGACGGATGTCAGAGCCTAGCGTAACCACGGCAGGCCGGGGATCACTGTCCGGCGCTATCGTGTTACCTGTGGAGATGGACACAAAAAGTTCCTTCGGCAGTTTGCCGCAGATCTTTTCGACCTGCGCAGGACTCTTCAGTTCCATCAAATCCTCGGCAGCAAATCCCATTTCTGCAAGAGTGCTTCTTGCCTTGTCAGGATCGGCCCATTGTCTAGTGGCTCGCTTGGGGACGAGCTTCCATCCGTCGACAGGCGCTTTATTTTCCAGCATGGTCTGTGCAAGCGCGCGAACGCTCTTCGCCCATTCTTCCGCAAGTATCGCCATTGCCAGTGCATAGTTCATCTTCTCCGGGTCAAGTGCCTTTATCTTCGTCGAGATCGCGCGCTCCAACTGCCCCGTGATTGCAGGGCACGTCGGCTTCGCAGGACACCAGCGACAATGATCACCGTGTTTCAACGGCGCGTCGGGACGGAAGGACATCTGCACAGCGTCGAACAGCGTGCGCTCGAACGCTTTCACGCGACCGGGCGTTGTAAGCCATCGTTTTACGTACGGCGGCTGGACGATGATAAGCTCTATCTCATCCACGCCTTCCATCGCCCAGCGAGCCTCGGGCGTGCGCATAGCAGCAGCGGCGTAGAACAGAAGTTGATGGTTCTCTTCAGCGTCCACCGCCACCCCATCACCAAACTTCCAATCAAGAACCACTGCACGACGGCCAATTCGGCCAATGAGGTCAACTGATCCGAATACACCGGCAAGGAATCCTCCAAAATGCACCGTAAGCTCGGTCTGGAACTCCAGCTCACGATTAGGATCAATTTCGTTTAACGCGTCGAGAGCAAACTTCAGTTTTTCGTTATTGTCAAAGTCATCGACCTTCATGTCCAGCGACAGGATCGCGTGCATCGCGTTGTGCAAACGCGTGCCTTCTTCGGCGTGTACGCTGGACGGGCTGGGCGGGACTTTGTCAACAAGCGCCCGTGAACCGGGGCAGTTGATAAGACGTTTAGCGGATGATCCGCCAACGATAGCGCTATGAGACACGATCAATCCTCGAAGTGATACGCCGTTAAAGATGAATCGCAGCAAATTACGAGCAAAAACCGCAAGCGCCAAAAGATAGCTTGGTCTTTAACTCTCGGGCAATCAGCCTGTATTCTTTTTTGGTTATCTTATACTTGGCCAACACTTCTGGTGTCGCTTCGATTGGCCTAAACTGCATGTTGGCGCAGCAATAATCCTCGGCGTCTTCGGGGCGTGTGTCTGCCTGAACCCCAAAATCGCACGTATCCAAAAGGACACCGTTTATAGCGCCGACCGCCGCGCACAAACTGCCAAAATATTCTATGGTTATCTCGCTCATTGGACTTTACCTCACTGTTTGATGACGAACAGCCTAGACAGGTTTGCGGAGTTGTGCAACAAATATTTTTATGCTGGAGAAAGAAATCGAGAGCTATTTCGTCAAGTCTGTGAAGGCGCTCGGCGGAATAGCATATAAATTCAACAGCCTGTCAAACCGGGGCGTCAGCGACCGCATCGTCGTGTTGCCAAACGGCGAGGCGTGGTTCATCGAACTGAAAACGGAGCGCGGGCGTCTGTCCGCGTTGCAGAAAATATTCGCAAGCGACATGCGCAGGCTCAATCAGAACTACGCGTGTCTTAATTCCATAGAAGCTGTGGACAGATGGACCTACGACCGTATCAACACGAAGCCGCTGACTTCCTCTTCGCTCACGACAGAGCCATGATCCTCGCGCCGGTCGGCGCGGGCAAGACAGCGATCACGCTTACAGCCATGTCGGACATGACCGCGCGCGGGCACTGCGACCGTTGGCTTGTGCTTGCCCCCAAGCGCGTCTGTCTGTCCGTCTGGCCAACCGAGGTCACGAAATGGGCCGATCATATGAAACTGGCGGTTGCAGTTGGCACGCCGGCACAACGCAAAACTGCGTTCGAATCAGACGCGGACATCGTCGTCACCAACTACGACAACATCCCGTCGATAGATCCGACGCATTTCGACGGTATCGTCTTTGACGAGCTGACGCGGCTGAAGAATCCGTCCGGTAAGCGGTTCAAATTCCTGCTGAAGATACTCGATCAGTTTCAGATCCGCTGGGGGTTAACGGGCTCGTTTACCAGTAATGGCCTCGAAGACGTGTTTGGCCAGTGCAAGGTCGTCGATCAGTCGTTGCTCGGCCGCAGCAAGGGCGCGTTCCTTCAACAGTATTTCTATTGCGTCAACCGCGAGTATGGCCAGTGGGAGCCGCTGCCCGACGCGCTGCCCAAGGTCATGGAAGCTATCAAGCCAGCGACCTATGTGCTGGAGCCGGGCGAGTATAAGGACAAGCTGCCGCCGCTCCACGTCGTCGAGATGCGCTGCGACATGGACATGGGGCCTTACAATACGATGAAGCGCGAGTTCGTGCTGGAGCTGGGCCAGACGATCACAGCGCCGACAGCGGCCGTCGTGACGCAGAAGCTACAGCAGCTCGCGGGCGGGTTTGTTTACGGCGAGGCTGGGCCTGAGTGGCTGTCAGGCCACAAGTTCGACATGCTCGATGACATTCTTGAAGAGAACCAGCACGCCAATACTATCGTTGTCTACAACTACAAGGAAGAGCTGGCCGAGCTGAAGCGCCGCTACAAGCTGACCACCATCGACGAAGACAACGCTGTGGATAACTGGAACGCCGGCAAAATTCAGCTATTGGCCATCCACCCCAAGAGCGCCGGGCACGGGCTCAACCTGCAATTCGGCGGCAACAAGATCGTCTTCCTGTCGCTGCCGTGGTCGCTGGAGCTTTACGAACAGACCATCGGCCGGCTGCACCGCAGCGGTCAAACCCGCGACGTGTGGTGTTACGTCATACTCTGTAATAAAACTATTGACGAGCGGATATTCGAAAGTCTAAAAGACAAGCGAACATTGGCTGAGATCGCCTTGGAGGAACTGAAGTGAATTGGCCGGAACTCCAGAACGTGCTGACCAGCCTGACGGAACGAGAGGTATTGGACCTCTTGGAGGACGAGCGCCGTAACGCTCGGCGGTCTACATTCATCATACGTCTGCACCAGCGTTTTACGACGCTGCGGATGTTGCGTGAACGGGCCGAATTGATGAGAGAAATAGATGACACCGCACGAACTTCTAAAGCTGGCCGGGGACGTAATCGCCGAGCGCGGCGCTAACTACGGCGGAATCGAAGACAACTTCCAGTTGATCTCCGACCTTGCCAGTCTGCGCCTTGGGCGCGACTTCCATCCTTACGAGATCGCCGTCATTATGGCGTGCGTGAAGAATGCGCGTGCGTTTGCGTCGCCGAATCACCTCGACAGCCATGTTGACGCGATGAACTATGAGATGTTCGCGGCGACCTTCGCCGAGGACTACATCATGTCGAAGCAGGGGTCGGAAGCGATCGCCTATCAGAAGAAGGCTAACCGGAAGGTAGCGCAGGCGTCAAAGCCGACACGCGCTGCGAAACTTCCCGTAGTCAGTGACAAACTGAGCGAGCTGACTTCCCTTCGGGAGGCTGCGCAGTTCCCGCGCGGCGCGTAACTGCTGATCGACCGTGTAATTTACGAGCGGAGGGCAACCCCCGCTCGTCGACTGACAGCCGCTAGAACCGACCAGCGTCAAGATCAGAAGCAGTCTCTTCCGTAGTCTTGGGTTTGGCAATTTCAGCCTGTCGCCTTCAGTTGCTCTTGGTGCCGCCGGTCACGTTCCAGTCCTTGGCGGCGATAAGGCCAAGCCCGACCAGAGCGTTCTGGAGATCTTCCCAGTTGACCGTCTTCGTCTGCCACGCGTGCCAGAGGACGGTCACGAGGGCGAGAAGGCCGGAGATAGTGGTGTAGGGGCTGCTAATCATTGATCTAGTCCTCTTTGAGTTGCCGAACCAACTCCTGAACTTGGGGGTTGGTCTGGAGAGCCACAATGAGCATGGCGTCGAAACGGGCTTGCAGATCGTCAGGGGGAGGAGCGGGCGGCTCGACGGCGTCTTGAGCCTTGATGATAGCGTCGCGATAGTCGTCCGCTATGGCCGCGATCTCTTTGGCGCGGTCGGTGCCGTTGATGATACGGCGCGCGTTCACGTAATCGCGTCGGCCGTCTGCAATATAGTCGGATAATTTCTTGCCTGTAAAAATACCCTTGGTCATGCCGTCGAACATTACAAAGAGCGATGTCGGCCATTCCAGCGCCTTCTCGGGCGTGTTGGCGATCTTGTAGCGCTCGTAATTGGCTTTCCACGTAAGCTGGACCAGCCCGCGCCCATAGTAGGGGAAATAGGGCTTCGACTTCAGATACGCCTGCGAGCCATACTCCTTGATCGGCTGCATCGTGTGCGCCGTCTCCCACTTGACCGTGGCGAGCATGTAGGCGAGCTGGTCGTCCGTGACGCCGCGATAGTTGTCGTCGCGGTAGTTGATGATGTTCTCCATCCCGACGACCTGATCCTGCGTCAGCCTGCCACCGAACAGGCTGTTGCGGACCTCGTCGAAGAAGACGGCCAGATTCATCGGTCAGCCTTTTTGGCGATCATGTCGCGGATCGTGTCGAGCTTGTTGAAGACTTGCGCGAGCGTGTTGTTGAACTCGTCGCGGGTCATATATCGCCCGGCGACCAGCACCTCGATCTCGCCGACCTTGTCAGCCAGATCCTTGTCAGCCTTTTGGAGTTCCTTCACAGAAACCCAAACGGTATTGAGGATCCAGCCGCCCATAGCGCCGATGACGGCCACGGCCACGTCAAAGAAGATCTGTGTTTCGCTCGTCATCGCTTCGCCATCGCGTTGACGCCCTGTGTCGCAATAGGAGCGGCCAGCGGCGCAAATTGAACTGAGAAAGGAACGGCTGTCGGCGCGCCGCGCGTCATAGCCGCTACGTTGGACGCCGCCCGCCGCGCCATGACATTGCGGACAGCGCGACCGCCCGCACCGGCTAGCGCTGCGCCTGTGGCCCCGTAGAGCGCGTAGGGGTCATCTTTGGAATATCCGTATCCACCTACAACGGCTTGCGTCATAAGCATACCCGGACTGCGAAAAGAGGGCGCGAATCCGCTCAAATACTTAGCTATCTTTGATTCTTCTTTACCTTCCGCAATGCGTCGAATCATTGCGCGCTCGTCTTCTGTGAAGCGCCGCATACGAGCTTCATTCTTAGCCAACGAACGGAACTGAGACTCAATGTTCTCGGCTGATCCGCCCGACAGATTGGCGCGGTCGATAAGCCGTTCAATCTCCGAACTTTTCGACATCATGCGGTAGTCACGGATACCGGACATGAGCGCGTCGGCGGCTTCCTGCCCCGCGCCTGACATACGCGCCGCGATGTTTGTATTCTTGTCGTTAGTGACAAACTCATCAAGTTTGTCTGTAAGAATACCCCCCAGCCGCCGCACATCTTTTTCGGCATCTTGCCGCAGTATGCCTAACGTCTCTCTCATATGATGCAGCCGCTCAATAGTCAGAGGCTGAGCGTCCAGATTTTCTAGTTTATTGATAGCGACTTTGACATCGGCGAACTTGCTAAAATCCGGGTCATAGCCTTTGAGCCCAGACGCTAGACCACTCTTAAATGTCTGATACGCCTGCGGGTCATATTGCACGCCCATAGTTGTGGCGCGTTCAAAGGACTCAGAAGCGCGCTGCTTCAAAGCCTCTGTCGTAGGCAATCCGCCCGTAAGACCCATAAGCCCGCGCTGCCCCGCCGCTGTCGCGGACTCGACGCCGCGCTGTAGCCCGGCTGCGCCGCGCGCACCGGCCAACCCGCCGACAAGGCTCGTCGCCAGCAGCGCGCGAGGATCTTCGACGCCCATCTGCTCGGCCCGAACCGGAGCGGCGGCTGCGCCTGCGCCAGCGCCCGCCTGCACAAGCGGGCGCTCGCCCATGGTGGCCATGACGTTACGCACGACGCCGGGGGCCGCGCGGCGCGCCAGCACGTTCGCTGCGCCCGCGCCCGTCAGTGCGCCCGCGCCACCTTCAGCGGCGGCGGCCAACAGCTCTTCAGCCTGCGTGCGGGGCTTGAATGATTCCGGCGTCAGATACTGGCGCGCAATGTCAGACGGCGTGCGGACCTGCGACGTGCCCATCTTGGGGGCGGCCAAATTGTAGAGCGTCGTCGCCAGATCCGCGACGCCGAGCGCAGCAGGAGCCGCGACAGCGCCGACCGGCCCTGCGACAAGGCCGCCCAAACCGGCTGCGGCAGCGATAGGCGCTACAGCGCCGCCCGCGACTTCCGCCGCGCGGCCCATAGTCAGACCTGTGTCCCACTGGACCTTGGACGGGTCAATAGTTTCGGTCCATTGGACTTTGGACGGATCAATCGGCATAGTCTATGGTTCCGTCACTATATTGCACCACAGGGCGGCCATTGTATGTCCCGCGTTTTACGATAGTTCGTTGCGTAGCCGCAGCGGCGGGGGCAGCCGGTGCGGGGGCCGCTTCTTCTTCAGGCAGTTTGACTTTTCCAGACCCGTAACGGGCTGACAAGTCACTTACAATAGCGCGGATAGATTCAATTGACATGGTAGGATCGCCGAGGCGCTCCAGAGCCATTTTCAACTCAAAATTAGAATCCAACTCTTTAGAGGTCTGACCTGTAGCTTCTTTAATATCCTGAAGAAGTTGCCCGCGCAGAGCGGAAATGCGATTGCGCACGTCTTGCGCTTTGGAGCCGCGCGCGCGCTCTACATCCTGACCGAGCGCCGTTCCTTTGAGGTAGGTTCCGATAGTCGATAGAGGACTAGCGGCAGCGGTCGCGCTGCTCACTATATCGCCAGACGCCGATAATTTTTCGTAGGACCCAAGCATCTTATCTAGCGTCTTATCAATGTTCGACTGGCCTTTAAGTTGTTTGCGAGTGCCAACCGTAGCAGCCGTAGCCGGCTGCGCTGGCTGCGGTGCGGACGGCGTCGGCAGAGCAGGCGCAGCCATCGCGTTCATAGGCGCAGCCGGGGGAGCCATCATATTGATTGGCGGCATGATCTCGGGGCCGCCCATGAACGACGGCGCGCCGCCAGCGGCGAAAGCCGGCACAGCGCGCGAGCCGGGCATAGCCGTGCCACGAGCGATATTGGCCTCTTGCATACGCCGCCCGGCGTTGACGCCTTTATTGTCGCCGGCCAGACTCTCGATAGCCCGCGCAATCGTCTCAGGGTTGCCTGACTGCACAGCCGGGACAATACGGCTGGGGACCGTGCCGTAGTTATAAGCGACCGAAGTCAACGCGGCGCGCGTATTCTCGGGCAGCGTAGACCAGACTTCTTCGCCGACCTTGGCCGCAGCCTTCGGGACAAACTCAGTCTGAATGCGCCGCTGAAGATCGCGCTCAGCATCCTCGGGCGACACGCGCATACCGGGCGTCACCTTCTGGACAGTGCCGTCCGGCAACGTCACGGTGTCGCTACCATACCCGGCACGATAGGCGTTCACGTCGTATTTCGGCTTCTCGATAAATCCTTCGCGCTCTTTAATAAGCGCCGTCGCCATGTCCTGACGCGGGCCGGGGATGGCCTCGGGCTGGATGATAGGGGCCGGTCTGAGACCCCTTGCGGTCTTCTGATATACTTCGCCGCCGGCTTCCATATAGTCGCCTTCAGGCTTCAGAAGACTCTGTTTCCAGTCGTCCGAATAGGTTTTGCCCTTGAACGCCGCAACGCCCTGCGGAAAGTCGCGCTCCATCATAGTCACAAAACTATCGAGCGACTTTTGGTCGTTGACGAAATTCTGGAACATATTCTTATAGAGGTCGATCTTGCCGGCCTGAATTTTCTGTTCCGCTTCCTGCTGCTGCGCGCCATATAGCCCCGCCTGACGCTGCGCTGCTTCAGCTTGGCGAAGTTCTCGCTGCGCAGCAATCTGCGCCTGAAGATCCTGCACGTCCATGCTTTGCGCCATACGCGCAAGCTGCGCCTGCTGGTATTCTTGCTGACGCAACTGAGCCATCATGTTAAGCGGATCTATGCCGCCGCCACTCATTTGGGGCACCATAGACGCAATGTCATATCGAACGGCCATTAGTCAGACCTCAAAGCTGCGGGCCGTAACCCATACCATAATTTCGGTTAAACGGCTGCGCCGTCGCCGGCCGCGCTTGACCATACATGCGGTCCATCATGCTATATGCCAGCGCGTTCTGCCCGACATTGCCCAGCGCCTGAGACAGCGCCGACGCGCCGCCCATATAGCCGGACGCGCGGGCTTGCGCGGCGTTCTCCAGCCCGGTCGCGAGCGCCTGCCCGCCGCCGGTCGCCAGATTGGCAAGCGGGACGGCGGAGCCCGTGGCGATATTCGCTAGACCGGTGCCGAGACCAGAATATACATTGGCGATGTTCTGGCCGCTGCCAAGAATATCCGCCGACAGCCCCGTGCCGAGCGCGCCGCGCAGCCCGGCAAGGTTTTGCCCAGTCGCACCCTGAATATTGCTGACATTCTGGCCCGTTGTGCCATAGACATTCGCAAGGTTAGCGCCTGTCTGGCCCAACACACCTGCGACGTTTTGCCCCTGCGCGCCGTATATGTTCGCAAGATTCTGCGCGCCGGTCCCGTAAATGTTTGCAAGATTAGCGCCGGTCTGAGACGCAAGCCCCGCACGGCCTGTAGCGCCGGTTTGCATGAGTCCGGCAGCTCCCGCGCCAAGACCGCCCGCAGCCTGCGTCATAACATTAGCCGCGCCCTGACCCGAGCCCGCAAGGCCCTGAAGGCCGGACAGCGCGGCCTGACGGTTGGCCATGAACCGCGCGTAAGCATTCTGGTATTCCTGACTGCCCGCTTCCTGTCCGTAGCGCGTCGCAGCTTTCAACGCCGCTCCAGATTGACGCATACCCGACGAGCCGAGCGTTGATTGCATCGCCCGCTCGCCCTCCGCCACACGGAACGCATAGCCGGGGTCCATCTGAAGCTCTTCGAGCGTCGGCTGACGCATAAACGAGCCATAGCCCGGCGCGTTGACATCGCCGCCAACGCCGTAGAGCGCCGCAAGCTGATTCTGCGCGCCTGCGCCCGTCGATACATATGGCTGCTGATAGCCGGCCTGCATTCCGAACGCGCCGCCCAGCGCGCCGAGACCGCCCATCTCGCCTGCGGTCAGCTCTCCCGCCGCGCGGCGTTCCGCGCCCGTGAGCGCGCCCGCGCCCTGCCCCATACCGCGCTGGATGGCTCCAGCGGCCTGACCCGCTCCACCGCGCAACGCCGCCAGTTGGCCGCCGGTAGCGCCCAAAAGCGCCTCCTGCTGGGACTGCTGCGCCGCCAGTAGCGGCATGATGGACGCCATGCGTCCGCGCTCCAGCTCGGCCGCAGCCTCCCCTGCGCCGGCCCGCCGCGCCTCTTCAGCGCGCGCGCTTGACGCTTGCAAGGCTTCAAGCGTCGGACCAACGGCCGATCTCAGGGCCTGTTCGCCGCCCGCCTTACCTTGAAGAATGTCAGCCCGAGCGCGCTCCTGCGCCTGCGCCTGAAGGACCGCGCCCAGCATAGCTGCCTGCGCCTGCGCGGCGGAAGCCTTACCTGAAGCGCGGGAGCCCAGAATGGACCCCAGACCGCTGGCGGCGGAGCTGCCGAGAAGGGCTATGGTAAAAGGGTCCATTGTTAGCTCCTGCCGATAAGCGGCGTGACGGGTTGCGATGATATAGCAACCACTTCATTACGGAAAGACTCGGTCGCGGCTGCGCCCTGACGGACTTCCTTTGCCACTTCAATCTGAAGCATAGGCATAGCCGTAATAGCGCACATCCATTCGTCTATTTCTTTGCCCGTATTGGGGTTTGTCCCGCGCAACAATGTAAACCACGCGCATTTTAATTGCACGCAGTCTTTTTTGATAAGCGGACAGAAGGTTCCGTTTTTGAGTTCCATTAGTCTTTCGTCGCTATGATTACGTCTACATACTGAACGGCGAGGTTTATGTTTGGCGCGGAGAAGCCGTGAGCATGACCGCCACCCCCACCTGTGTTGCCGATAGATGTAGAGGTAGAAGTTGTGGTTGTCGTTCCTACTGTTATGCCAGTCGTAGCCGATCCGGTAGTCCCTGCTGCGGTGCCCGCCGTTACAATAGGCACGCCGCCCAGAGACACTGCCGCCGCGCCTGTAGCGGGCGCGGTGTAGCTATGTGTATGGCCCGGATCCGTCACCGAACTGGTGCTGGAACTAGTGCTGGTGCTGGTGGCGCTATGATTATGCGACGGAATATCCGCCGTTGTCAGCGTATAGCTGGCGACTGTGCCGGTAACAGCCTGCGAAGCAAACGCCGTCGTGAACGCGACGCTGCCGCCTGACGAGGCTGAGCCTGACACGACGCGCAGTGCTTTATTGTCATGCGCCGTGGACTTAGTCCAGCCGGTCGGAGCTGAAGTCTGCACGAACAGCATGACGGTGCCGGCGGGAATATTCGCCCACGCGCCCGAGAACGTCGTGGCTGTGAGCGTGCCGACGACCGAACTGTTGCCGGTAATCGCCGCGCCGCCTGACGACACGGTCAATGTGCTGCTGACACCCAGCGTGCCCGTAACGGAGCTGTTGCCCGTAATACCCGCGCCGCCAGACGACACCGTAAGGCCGCCAGACGACACCGTGACGCCAGATTGAGCAGTCAGAACGCCTGTCGTGCCAAAAGTTCCGGTTACGGTGCTATTGCCTGTAATGGCCGCGCCGCCCGCCGATACGGTGAGGCCGCCGGACGATACGGTCAACGTGCTGCTAACGCCCAGCGTGCCAGT